ATGGAAACTTATGATATATATTTTAAAGAAGGTAATGATTTTGCTAATAAAGGATTTTCATTGAAAGATAAGGCTAAGGCCATTAGAATGGCGGAAGATATGTTGGCTGAACGCAAAGGATATGTGAAGGATTTTGTTGGAGGAACTATTTCCGTAATGTGTAAAGAAACGAAAGAGGAAGTTTGGTCCAAGCCGATAGAGGAGGTTTAATGCAATTTTTACATCTTTTTTTGCCTTGCCAATCATAGAGTTGTGAAATACAGTGCTGTAATTGAAATGGTACGTAGCCGTTAATAGCAGCAACCCTTGGTTGTATTTGTGGTGGATTTGTTATTGGCGGACATGAATATTTCTTTCTCTTCTAGGATATTCGGTATATTTCTCCTTTCATGCTTTTGCCGGACTGATATAGATAATGCCGGGTAGCACTTGATAGGACGATGATTGTTCTTTTACTAAGATGCTTCAGTATGACTTTTTTCCGATCCTATCCATTCTTGACATATAGTTGTTATTCATAGCTAAATACACCGTATTCCCAATGAAGCTTTCTGTGGGGATCCCTTTGGTGTTCGTGTAACTATTGTGACTGTTATTATGCCGATGGGGTATAGTATTGATACAACAATGATTTTTCATAATAACTTTTAACTTATGATTTAGATAGCTCCGACTTGTCACAAATTGGGGTTATCCGCTTGTTATGCTATTAAACTTGGTCGGCTATTGGTTAACAATTTCACGCAACAGTAACTCTTTGGAGTAAAAGTGGCAAATAAATTTTTTGTTCACATGAAAAAAACTTTCCCAAAAGCTTTGTATTATTGATTTTCTATGTATCTTTGCATCGTTATTATTTCTCGGGGTATTAGCTCATCTGGCTAGAGCGTTAGACTGGCAGTCTAAAGGTGGCGAGTTCGAGTCTCGCATGCTCCACTTTACAAACCTCTCTGTTTCAGAGGGGTTTGTGCTTTCTTAAGCTTCTCCAGTTTTCGTTTTTGGATAAAAAAAAGACAGTTTGTGCCACTTTTGGCAAAAAGAACTTGTCTAAAACGAATCCAGAACAATTATGACAACTCTTAAAGCTGCCGTTGTTCCGGCCAAGGTGCTGAAAAACGGCAAACACAGAATTCGTATAGCAATTGGTCATAAACAGGAAACAAGATACATCGTTACCCGATTTGAAATAGATAATACTGCTAATTTTAAGGGAGGGCAGGTGGTAGGTGTTCCTGATGCTGCACATGTCAATGCTAAATTACGTGGAATACTTAATTCATATCAGGATGCCTTGGATAAAATAAACACATCATCCTATACTTGTACCCAACTTGTCGAATACTTGTCCTCGGTAAAGCAGGGAGCTATCTCTTATAGTGTTGCTTCGGCTGACTATATGCAGAATTTGATTAAAGAGGGGAGAAGGACCACTGCTTCCTTATATCAAAGGGCGAGTGATTACTTCATTGAGTTTGTCAAATATGATATAATGCTTGATGGAATTACTCCCCGGACCATAAAGGACTTTGACATTTATCTAAAGAATGTCCGAAGGCTGGCTCCTGTTACTTGTGGTATGCACATGGCACATTTGAAGGCAATAATCAATCAAGCAATAAGGGATAAAAAAGTATCATATGACACGCATCCTTTTGAATATTATGAAAGACCGGCAGGAATGCCTAAAGAGCGTGATATCTCGGTAGCTGACGTAAAGAAGATAAGGGATGCAGAGATAAAAGAGAAGTCTCAGCGTGTTGCCAGGGATGTGTTCATGCTTTCGTATTATCTAGGAGGTATCAATCTGATGGACTTGATGCAATACAATTTCAAAGATGCGAAAATTATGGAATATGTACGTGAAAAATCAAAAAACACAAAGAAAGGTGATATGAAGATCAGCTTCACTATTCCTGAGGAAGCAAAACCGATTATCAAAAGATGGATGGGGCGTAATGGAAAGCTTGATTTTGGTTATAAATACTCTTATCCTAATTTTCGTAACTATGTAACAAAAGAAATTATAAGGCTAGGGGAGAGGCTGGAGATAGAATCGCATGTCGTATATTATTCAGCTCGTAAATCCTTTGTCCAACATGGTTTTGAACTGGGCATACCATTGGAAACTTTGGAGTATTGTATAGGCCAAAGCATGAAATCCAACAGACCGATCTTTAATTATGTCAGAATTATGAGAAAACATGCTGATGAAGCCATAAGAAAGATTTTAGATAATCTAAAGTGAGGATTTAAGAACTAGAGCGATTGCTTCGGCAGTCGCTTCCTCTTTTTCTTTGTCTATCTCTGAGTTTAGCCGTTCTATCAAGTCCATACTCCCTGTGATAATCGTTTTTGTGCCCTCAGAGGAAGAAATTGTAAGTTCATAGTGTCCATAGCCTATAAACTTTTTGGATAGCTGATAAGTGGTTGGGGGGGATTTTGACATATGCGAATTGCGTTAGCAGCAGAAAAAGAAAACGGTTCCGCTTTCCCGTTGCGTTACATTCCGTAATCGAAACAGTGGGTACATTAATACTCCACACGGGGGTCGGAACCGTATTATGAAGAAGCTACAGGCAATAAAAATCGTCTGTAGCTCAATACGAGACAACGCCTCGATTACTTCAAAATGTAACGCAGTGCAAAGATGGGTATTTTATATGACTTTACAAAAAACAAAATGGGAAAATTTCAATAAAGCATAGAGGTGAGAGATTATATAATGATGATGAAAAGATAATCTTATTATATTTGACACCATCCCCGTAGTTGAGTTGCTACGGGGATTTTCTATATTAATTGGTCAATGTTAACTCCCAGCTATCCATAATGGTCATACGCTTTCTTCGTCATAATTGTATTCCATTTTATTTAACTTTATTCCAAACAGGAAGGCGCCCAAATTCTTTCTCATATTCAATTAATAGTTGGTGTTCTACAACTACAGGATCATCATTCTCGGTATCATACCATAATACAAGAAGATGATCTATTGCATTTTTCTTCATTTCTAATGGCCATGATCTCTTTCTTGCGATTTTACCAAACTGATGTCCATTAACAATACGGTCTTTTATACCACCCAAGCCAGCTTTACGGTGTACAATAACACCTTTTTTCTTATCTTTTTTGCCAGAGCGGCCGATATAGATCAACTCCTGTTCACCACCAATGAAAGCAATCACGATGTAAACTCCACTTTTGTTCGTCGGAGCATTACAAACATCATTAAGTGAATCCGTACTTTTGAACTTAAAACTGCCATTATTGGGGTATTCATTAAGTAGGTCAAACATAGCATTATAATTTAAAGTTTCAACAAATATACAAATATATAAAGAGAAGTCAAAGAAATCTCAATAAAATGATCTGAACCCAATGAGGCAAAGATACTAAGAAGGCAGCTTATTTGGCTGCCTTCTCAAGGTTCTCTCTGATTTGTTGGAGCATCCGGAAAGCCCCGGCCATCTTATAGTTGCCCAGACATTGCTTAGCCTGCATGATACAACTTTCAACAGTAAGTTTCAAATCCGGAGTGAAAGCCGCTTTGTTAATCTGCATTTCTTTGGGAAGTTCATCAGCATGGTTATTGAACCATACGATCATTTCATTCAATTCCTCTTCGGAATAAGATTCTTTTTCAGCCATGATACATAAATTGATGTTAATAGTGTGCAAAGATAAAGGAACATATAATTCATGGGTTATCTTTTAACAGAAATATTATCAAAATAAAACCGTCCCTACTTATCACAAGCTGGAACGGTTCAGATTAGTTTCGTTTTTGACAATCTACTTCACATTTTATTGAACAAGATACCAATGGATTTGTTCAAAGGGATTTGCCTATTTCTAAAAATATTTGTTGTCACATTATTACGTATTACAAAAAAGGAGGGCATCGTGCATCACGAGCCCCCAGTCCAATTTATAAATTTAAAGTCTTATGATGAAGATTGTCTGTTGCGCCAATGTTTTACTATCAGCATAACAACAATCAAAACGGTTACACAAACACAGGCAAAACCTATTTGTTTAAGCAGCGTGGATTCTTTTTTCTCTTTTATGGTTTCTGACCGGTTTTCTTCACGGGTATTGGAAGTGGTTTCCTTGTCAGTTTTCATCTCCGTACAGTCATTGACTACAGTTTCCTTCTTTCTATTCTTGCTGAAATCACCCTCCACATGACCGTCAGCCAATAACGGAGGTTTCCCGGTCAGGCTGTCGGGTGGTTTTCTTGTATCATAGATACAGAAATCAATCACATAGTTACTATTAGTAGTAATGAGTTCGCTCAAAGAGGTACTTGATCCGTGTACGATGTTGACAGATTCACGTGTACTATCCTTCAGTATAATCTCTGTGTTGGATTTGACAGCCTTATGCGAGCTGCCACAGGCAAACAGCAGGAACAGACACATGAAAGGAGCCAGCAATATATGCCGGCTTACCCAGTTCATAACCTTATTATATAACCACATCATAAAATCTGCATGATGATTGAAGCGGCCACAGCGACAGTAATTCCAATTCTCCATGCCCATTCAAGGCGAGAGTTTTTAACCGTTTCACTCGTGATAATGAGTCTGGCACGCAAGTTATCAGTATCTTTCACAAAAAATCCTGGTTCTTTTTCCATAGTTGCTGTTTTTAGAGTTTCAAAACTTGTTTCCTGTTATCCCCGTCAGCTCGATAACTGACGTGCACCCAAGCGAAGTTAGACTCGTCAATCAACTGGTCATAGGGCAGGTTCTTTCGGATATACTCAAACAACAGCTTGTTTTGCTGTCTGTCTCCAGTGTCAATATCAGCAGCTTCCCCCTTCATGTGCTGCGAGGTCTTACTTCCCTTGACGGCCGCATTAAGTTCTGGACAGCGATAACCACTGTTTACTGTTATAGGCTTTCCCCACCATGTGCGTAACGGGTCCAGTACGTTGTCCACCAAGGCAGTCAGAGCAGTCACATGCTCCTGTCTGCATCTGTTATTGATACCCAAGCGGTCAGCAGTTGTTGACTTGCAGAGTTCCGCAATCGTAAAAAACTTCATTTCTTTTCCTCCTTATCTTTAATTAATGTAGCCCTGCGTGGTGGAATACGACGGCCGCATTCGCTGTCGGGCCTGTCACAACGGTTATGTTCGGCATCTTTCAATTGCAGTTCCAGCTCGTGGCACTTATGAATCCATGCCAGCTTATCAGACTGTTCATTACGAAGCTCAACGTATAACGCATCAATCTTGGCGTCACGCTGGGCGATACGTTCTTCCAGCCAGTCAACCTGCTTGCGCTCGTTCTCATCCTCCATTGAATCGGCGGACGCATCCTCTTTCCGTGCGTTAGTCTTGCGATTCACCCAGAACGTGACACCCCAACGGACAGCCTCCAATCCTCCGAAAGCCCCGATTATAGCCAACCAGTCGTTTAATTCCATTCTGTCTATTGTTTATCTGATTATAATACTACTTCAAAGATATGTCTATTTACTTACGTCATTGTTGCAGAATTACTTAAATCCATTGCCACGATATGACAATAAAAAAAGAGCCCGATGACAATATTTATTGCCATCAAGCTCCTGGTTACATTGCAAAGATAGTGAAAACTATTCCATATTCAATCCATATTGAAAAAAATAATCAGGAGCAATATTTCGATTATCCGAAGAAATTAAAGAGTCACAATATTAATAGAAAACAAATAGGATTCATGAAATCTACCGGTTGTCTATAAAACCAGATGTTCTCAAGCCTTTATCGGGAAACATCTTTACTTTTCTTTTTCCCTTTTGAACGTTTTTCAAGTCACGCACAATGGTGCTGGAAAGTACCTCCGAATAAATCTGTGTGGTCTTTACGGAAGTATGTCCGAGCAGCTTCTGGACTGTTGTAATCGGAACACCTTGATGCACCAGCAGGGTGGCACAGGTATGACGGCTCACATGGTAGGTTATCCGCTTTTTGATACCACACAATCCGGCCAGCTTTCGAAGCTGCTTATTCACTTCCGAGTTACAAGGCAAAGCGGCAAAACTTCCGATATCCGGATAACGGTCAAGAATGCCCAATGCCCTGCTTTCAAACAGCAGATGCAACGGCAGACGGATTTCCACCCCTGTCTTAACGGACGTGAAGTGTAACCAACGCTTACCGTTTACCTTGATAAAGTTGGCCGGAGATAGCTGGCAGAAATCGGAATAGCGGAGTCCGGTATAGCAGCAAAACAAGAAGGCATCGAGCACATGGCGCATGGATTCCTCTTCCACCTCGACCGTTTCCAGTTTCTTCAGCTCGTCCGGGGTAAGAAACTCATGTCTGCCTTTCTCCTGTTTGATTTTATACTTTCTGAACGGATAAGCGTCCGCGTGCATATATCCCTGGTTGATTGCCTCATTGACCAAGGTACGGAGCTGTCTCATGTGCTTGGCTATCGTATTGACCGCATTGCCCTTTTCTCTCAAGTATTGCTCAAAATCACGAAGGAATGTATAGGTAAGGTCCTTGAAGTCCAATCCGGAACGGAAATCATGCAGGACTGCCAGTGTCGAGTGCAGGTTGTCCTTGGTGGACTGCTTTTTGTCCGAATTGTCAATGGCTGATTTGGCGAAAGTGGAGAAGCTGATATTCACGGCACTTTTCTTCTTGACAGCATCCTTCAGTAGTGAGAGTGTGGCAGGTATTCCGCGCTTCCAATACCCTAATTCTATGCCTTGCAGATACAGGATGTATTCATAGAGCATTGCGTTGAGTTCGTTAGATTGGGGGTGGTTAATGACTTGTGCCCCCTCACGACTCCAGCATTCAGGCTTGAGGTAAACATTGGTCTTCAGGTAGATTTTCCTTTGGTTCAAATAGGCTTCAACCTGTACAAGGGCCGTGCCTTGCTTATTCAGTTTCTTTTGGCGGTTAAAGACCAACCTGTATCGTATCTTCTCTAGCAT